ACCTTGCCGCCGTACTTCATGCCAGCTTCTTTCATCTCATGTTTGATCATGGGTTTGGGAGCGCCCTTCTTTTTCATGAAAGACACTTCCTTCTTCATCATCTCTTTAGATTCTTTCATCTCACCACCTCTTGCAAATTTACGGCCTTTGTCGGCCTCTACAAATTCCTTGCCAACCTTTTGAGGGATGTCAAGGCGCTTAGCTGCGGCGCGGTTGTTGGCAACCAACGCCATCAAATTGTGCTGGGCTTTAGTCTTGCTTGGCATCTGATTTCTTTCGACGGATCAACTCCGCGAAGGTCTTGCCAGAAACCATTTCCGCAATACGCATCAAAGTCCAAATCGCCCCGATCAAACCAAAAACCGGGGTCAGCAATTGCAAAAACGCCCCTATAGCCGCTATAGCAGAGGCGAAATCCAGCACGTTCTTAGCAGTGTCATGATTGGAACTCATGTCAACAATTCCATGCCCTCAGGCTTTTATTAATACGCGAGTTTGGATCGTTGGCTGTTTTGGCGCTGGTCAACTTGGCTTTCATGCCCTTCATCCGGGCACAAAAAGAGTCGCGCCTGCTGCCGCCCTCTGGCTGCGGAGGCTTGAGTCCCGGCTTGCCGGGATTGGCTCTGTTGTAGGAGGCACGCCCCTTGGCGTTGAGTCCACCTTTGGGGTTCTTGCCTTCCTTGCGCTGCCATGCTGCGGTCTTAGCCATAAAACACCACAATGGTTGCATTAGCCAGCGTAGCATGGACATCAGTGTTGAACTTAATGCCTTCACCGGGGAACAGAATATGCTCTGAACCCCCAACTGCTGGTGCTGTAAACGAAAACCTTGTGGTGCCACCTGAGCCGCCGTCTTTCAAGACAACCGTGCCACCAGAGGCGTAACTGACCGTCACCGCTTTTACGCGAGTTGTAGCAGCGTACGCCGTGTTGGTCGAGGTTACCTGCGCCGACTTAACGTCATATTGCATCGTCATGATGCACTCCTATTAAGCCGTACGAGTGAACGTATAGGCAGTTGCGCTGGAGAACATGAGGGTGAACCGGGCAAGACCAGTCGCACCAGATGCAATCGTCAAGTCACCAAAAGACCCTGCGGTATCCACAGCGGCGCTAGAGAGCACGGCGTTGGTATTGACAGCCACAGTTACAGTCGAAGCGCCAGCGGTGTTGTCAATAAACAGGTCTAGCACAGTGCCGCGAGTTGCACCAAGAGCATTGCCCAAATCAGTGCCGGTAGGCAACGTGATCGTTACCGGAGCAGCCGAAGTGGAAGTAATGTAGCCGTCAGCAACTTGAGCCGCCGTAGCGGTTCCAGTGACGTTGATTGCGTTGGCGGAGGTGGGTTGATGCCCTTGAATGAAGCCGTTCTGAGATACGACCGGGCCGGAGAATGTAGTACGTGCCATGATTCCTCACATGCGAGTTAATTGAGGGCGCTCTGTCTGCATGTCGTCAGCCGGGACTGTCAGAAACGCCGGAAACCCCGGAATAAAGCCAATATACAGGAAAAGAAAAGGGAGCGCAAGGCTCCCTTTTCCACGCTTTTAAGCGCCCTGCGAACCGTACATGCCCAGCGGATCAGACCAGCCGAACGAGTAACGCTCACGAGACTTGTAGCGGACGTTGCCGGTGTCAAAGTCACCATCCATCGACTGCTGCAAGGGGGTACGCACGAAATGCTTCATACCGTTCGGAACATCAGTGGTCAGGAACCATGCGTTCGTATCGGTCAAGAAGTGATTAATCGTGTAGCCCTCGGGGATAGAACCGTTGTTCTTCAGCGCGTTGATATCGTTATCGGCGGTAGCAACACGCAGTTCGGTTTCCAGCAGGCGGGTAGCCACGAACTGGAGAGCCGGAGGAACAATCAGCTTTTTCGGCTTAGCAGCAATCAGCAAGCCACGCTCGTCAGTCCACAAGCTAATCTGGATAACGGCGGCTTCCAGAGAAGTCTCGTTCAGATCGGCAGCGGTAGACGGGATGTTGCTGTTGGTGCCACCAGAGACCAGCGGATGCGAAGCGGAGAACAGGGCAACGCCATCGCCACCGGGGTAGCTAGACGAAAAGCCATTGTTCAACACAGCCGCAGCCTTGACCTGCTTGGTGTAAGCCATAGCACGAGCCAGAGCTTTGGTGTAACGAGCCGACAGAGAGTCGTAGAGGTTGTCCTCAATGGCCTCTTCAGTCAGCGAGAAACCCAAAGCGATGGTTTCGTGGTTGTACCGCGCAGTCCAAGCCTCTTGTGCGTTGTCATAAGCGATGGCAGAACCTTCAGCTTTGACAGGCGCAGCAGAGAAACCAGACAGTTTGGTCTCTTCTTCAAAGGAACGCTCCGAGGTTTCAGTCTCGTAGATTTCCTTATGCTCCTCGCCATATTTGGCGTACTCAAGACCAAACAGCGCATTGAGGCCGGGCAGGAGTTCCTTGAGTAGTTGGGCACGAGAAATAGCCATTTTAAGTTACTCCTTAGACACCGGTGGGGTTGAGATACTGATGTCCGCCAGTCATGGTGGTAGTGGTGGTGTACACGAGCGGATCGCCGGTAGCGGTGGTTGTAGAAACCGCATACGGAGCATTCCACTTGCAAATCACTTCCACAAATTCACCAGACGAGTTGGCGGTATCAGGCACCACATCAATGATGCGAATTGGTAGAGACGCCGTAGTGGTAGCACCAGCAGCGGTATAAATACCAATGCGGCTATCACCAGTAGCAACCACGCCAGTGTTCTGCACCAACTCAGCATTGCTGCCAATCATGGTACGACCCAAATAGGCCGGGGTCAGACCGTTGCCGTCTTCAGTATTACCTGCGACCAAAACTGCTTTAAACAGAATGTCCGGGTCATCTGCGACGTAAGCGGTAATCACCGTACCGGTCGGGGCTGCGTAGCCCGTGGGGTAATACTGAGCAAAGATCGTCTGCCCTTGAGCATTCACGTAGGAGCAACCTAGAAAAATGCCAACAGGGGTAGCGGTCGCTTGACCAGTATCCTTTTCAATGTAGCCCGTCGAAACAATCTTCACCACATCTCCGTTGAAGATGTTCCCAGCAAACCCAGCAGGGTTAATCTGGAACTGGCGAGTTGCACCGGCGAACACCTGACCACCGATCAGATTGATCGGCTTCAAGCCATACGGCTTGTCGATGGTGGGGTAAGCCATTTAAAGACTCCTAAAAGTTTAAGTACCTTTACCAAAGCTCGTCGCGGACTTACGCTCCTTAAAGAGCGGCATACGCGGGTCGCTTTGACGCATGAGACTGTTGTCCACGGCCTCTGTCTGAGCTTGAGTTTGCTTGGCGAAATGATCGTTCCGTTGAGCAACAAACTCTTTAGGGGTTTTGCAGAGCAACAGCCCGCCGATCTCAATGTTCTCCTTGTAACGGGAGTTGGGATCGACTAGCAGTCGGAATTTGGGTTGTTCCTCGACGGGAACCGGCTCCCAACCTTCTCGGAGCTTGGCCGAGAGATTACGGGGGTCAGCCGCGTTCAAAGTCGAGACACGAATCCAACGGTATGCGTAATCCGGGTGCTTGTCCGGCTCAGGCAAAAGTTCGGGTTGCTGCCACTGCTTGGGCCGCTCCGATACCGTACGTGTTTCAAGTTCTCTAGCGAGACGATTTTCAGCCATTTTGGGCCTCCAATTTCATTTGTGCCTCAATATATTGTTGAGGCGTCAAACCAAGCTTTTTAGCTAGGTTAACTTGGCTTTGCTTTAGCTTGACCTTATTGGAGGCCGTACTACGAACTGCCGGTGCCACCACGGTGCTCGGTCTTGCCCGATTACCTTGCGGCTTTTGCTCCTCATCCCCTACCACCGAATTTTGAAAGGCTTCGGGAAATCGTTTGCGCATCGTTCTGTCCAGTGCGCGATAGTAATCTTCGGAACCAAGTTCAACACCCTGCTCGTAGAGTTCATCGTGTACTCCCAGAGCATAAGCAGTCATCCCCCTATTTTGTCCAAACCAAGAATTACGTTCTTGCCACGCTTGTGCCTTGGCGTCGGGAGTTGCTACTTGTTGTTCCTGTCTCCTTACAGGTTCATGTTGTACAGGAAATTCCTGCTCCTGTAAAGGGGGTAGTTTGAAATTTCTAGCCTGCACTAACTTTATGTTGGCTTCCTGCATAGCCTGCTGGGCTTCCAACAGCTTGTCGGCGTCCCCAGCCTCATAGGCTTCTTTATAAGCCCGCTTGGCCATTGCCAATTCCAAATTAGCGGCATTCTGTACCGTGGTAACGTACTCTTTCTCACCCGTGGTCAGAATATGCTTAATTCGGTTATTTTCCTCCAGCAGTTTCTGAGCTAGAACAATTGCCTCTTGCTGCTCTCGCAGGGCGGCTTCTTTTTCCCGGCGCTCATCGTGCCAGACCTTGCGCATTTGCTTGAGGCGGACCTTGACCTTATCGTCATACTCCTCAAGCTCGTCCCTCTCTAGTTCTTCAACTAGAGGTTTGGGCATCGGGGTTTTATTACGGTCCTCCGGGGGAGTATCGTCTTCAACCTCGATCTCATAGGGGGTTTCAGTCTTGACTTCGGCGGCAGGGGTAGTTTCCTGTTCGTCGGGAAACTTAAAATCAGATTGATCCATTGTTGCCATTTTATACTCCTTTATTTACGCTTGATACCGCGAGGGTCATCTACAACACCTTCTACGGTGTCATCATTAATGATCCTGAACTCTCGGCCATGAATAACTAAACGAGACCCGGAGTGCGGGCGCACAAGGATGAAATCACCCTTTTGACACCACGGACCCGTAGGAAACCGTTTTTCGTCCTTGTAACAGTCAGGGCCAAGTTCCACAACAAAGAGTACGGTTGTCAGCGTTTCTTCGTTTTGAATGGTCATATCAGCTTTGACCAACCCACTATCAAACTCCTTAGCCACCTCAGGGACAGTGCAAAGAATGCGATACCCCGAAGGTCTGGGCAGTTGTTTGGCTTTTTCGGCTGCTGTCGCCGTAAAGTTGTAGGCTCCTACAACTTGTGGGTTGTTGGCGTCTGTAGCCAACAAGATGCTATCACTCATCCGAGTTCTCCATAGTTTGTTTCAGGTCTAGTATGTACCCCCGTGCAATGAGCAGACCCCGAATCTCACCGCAGAGTTTCTTGTATTCCTCAAAAGACTCGGCCTTACCCTCGGCCAAATGATCTTTTAACTGTGTGACTTTCTCGTCCGTTTGTTGGACGAGTAGATCAAATGCATCCATTAATCACCTCGTTTTTGTAGGCGTTGCCGTTCTTGCATGCGCATCTGCATGTTGCGCAACTGCTCTTCCGCACTCTTGTTTGACAAGTGTTTAAGAACATCGACCACCATATTGGCCGTCTCAGCTTCCCGATCATTGCGCATAGTCGCAGCAACTTTAACAAGGTCCGTGCGCTGTTGACGCTCCGAAGTTTGCTGCTGTGCAGCAATCCGATCCCTCTCAATCTGAAGTTGCGCGGCTTTGAGTGCCGCATCGGCTTGATCCTTCTGTGCCTTGCGCTGCTGCTCAGCTTCTTTAAGCTGCAACTCTTTCTGCTGCATCTGCACAAGCGGGTCTTGCGCTTGCTGCTGAGCTTGTGCTGCTTGTACCTGCTGAGTATTCTGCTGCATCAACCGCTGCGCGGCTTGTGCCAACAGCGGAGCCAACCTAGCCTCCACCTCAGGCGACATGTTGATCTCCTCACCACTCTCATCTTTCTGAGGCGGCAAAGACATGCCAAGCTGCTGCTCAATCTGTTTGCGATACTCAAAGCCCAAGTGCTCGTTAATATGCGCCATCATGGCCTGCTGCATCGCGGGGGCAGTCGGATTATTCTGTAGCAACGCCTGAATTTTCGGGTCTTGTATTGCCGCCATATGCACAGTGATATGCGCCTGATGATCTTGGTAGGCGAACGCTTTGACAGGCTTGAGCATCAGGACGTTCTGATTCTCGGTGACCGGGTCAGTGGGCTTCTGATCCTCTTCCATCGGCACAAGCTTTTGCGCCTCCTTGATACCCAGCACCTCCAGCATCTGCCGATATAGCAGCGGCATGTTGAACAAGTTGGGGGCTTGCTGTGCCAACTGCATCACGGCCTGATACTGCACAATCTTCTGCGCCATTGTGGAGGCGTTCGGATCACTGACCGGGATCACATCCACATCGTCATAGTCAGACTTCTTGGCACGGCGGCTACCCTCAACCGGCTCATAGTCATACTCTTCCGGCGTATACGCAGCGATGATCGCCTTGAGCAGCCGCAACTCCTGCTTCATCGAGTAGTGAATCCGTGCCTGCACAGCCGACATGGTCTTGAGCGTGCGCTCCAGAATCGCCAGCGTAGTGCCCACAGGAGCCTGCGCACTCATGTCACTGATCTGCAAGTCAGCCGTATTAGCAAACCTGCGACCCTCCTCGACAATCTTGTCCATCAAGACAGTAAGTGCCTGACTCGGCTCTTTGTAGGGCAGCGGCATGATGTTGTCACGCAGCGAACCCGAGGGCACATCCATATCGCGCCACTCGCCCGGAGAGATCGGAGTATCGTCACCCTTGGCCCGCATGCCGCGAGTCTTAAAGCCACCGGGCAGGTTAGCCAGAGAACCCGCATCAACAAGCTGACGCAGCAGCGAAGTGCCGCTCTTGGCATATGCGCCGATCAGATGGATCAGGCCGAAACAATAGAACCCAAAGCCGGGAATGTACCCATAGTGAACGAAGTGCGCACGGCGGCGGTATGTGTCGTCGTCTTCATGCCAGTTACGGCGAATGGCCAGTACCTTCTGCGTACCCTTCTCGATAGTGACGATATACGGCAGCGCAATCCCAGTAGCTTGCCCGTCTTTGTCCTTGTGCTCAAAGCCCTTGAGATCAAGCTCAACCTGCATCTCAAGAATCTTGAACCTATCATCTGCCGTAGCTCTAAAGCCTAGCTTCTCAGCAATTTTTTTCTCAACCTCATCGAGCACCATCGTTGGCTCACCAAGGTCAACATCACGCCAGAACCCAGCAACTTGCAACTTGCGTACATCATTTTCAGTCTTGCGCATCACATGGGTAATACGCGGCGAGGACTGTAGATCGGCAGCGCCGTAAGGCACCACAATATCTTCTGCGGGAACAAACAGAGAAATCTGCCTGTCCATGCTCGGATCAAAGTAGACCTTCTTGAAGGCATTACCCGCTAGACCCAAGCCCCAGAGCATGCGCTCGTGCTCCGGGCGGTACTCGGTCATGATATCGGTCAACTGATAATTCATATCGTCAGCCACGCGCTTGGCCGACTCTTTTTTGTTCGGGGTCTCTTTACCAATAATCTGCGTCTTTACCGGCCCCTGTGCAGGGAACGTAGACATCATGGTCTCAGACTGAAACTTGACCAGAGCCTCTGCCATCAGCGGATGGGTCACGCCGCAAGCACCTTCCCAAGGCTCGGCCCGCTCTTCGATCTTCATCCCCAGAAGCTCAAGCCCGTCTACATAGGTCTGAATCCAATCTTTGCGACTGGCGATGTCTTCATCAAACTCTTCAATCAACTGCTGGGCCAGTAGCTGCAACTCATCCTCGCCCATGTGCTCGGCAATATTGGCGTTAAAGTCTTCTGCCGACCCTTCGCCCGGTTCAATCTCAAGCTCAAACCCATCAATACCAATAGTGACTTTCTCTGGGTCTTCGATCTCAATCTCAATAGGCGGCATTGCCTCGTCCATCGCGGCAATTTCTTCCAAGCCCTGCGGGGCAGCATATAAAGCCTTTTCAATAGCCATGATCTGTCCTTAATAAAAAGCTACTTTCCTACGGAAGTGCTGCGGCTCGTCTTCTTCATCTGAAGACAACGCAACAAAACCGCCCCTACGATATCGGAGCAACGCTTGGGTCATGGAGTCCACCAAGTCATCATGCTCACCCGCAGGAAACGACGCCACTTCCTCAATTAACTCATCGGCCCAGTGTGTATTAGGCACCCAAACACGCCCGGACGCAAATATATCTGCAACAGCGTTAAGTCTGGCAATCTTGTCCTGACCTTTGCTTGGGGTGAACTCCTGCACCGGGATACCCATCGCCCGAAGCTCAAATATCAGCGGGGAACCCGCTGCCTTGGCTTCTACGATGACCGAGTCAGGCTCCCACTCCTTCCACTCCTCGTATGCCCGCTGCTTTAGCTCGGGAAACTCCATCCGCTTCTTCAAGGAGTTGAGCAGAATAATATTAGACTGCGGTTTGCCAGTGTCATCGTCCTTATAGAACACCCCCCATGTGGTACATGCAGAGTAATCCGCCCGCTCTGACTTTAAGAACGCCGTATCCCACGACTGAATCAGAAACTGACATGCTGGTGGCCTGTCCTCATCCCAAATCTGCCACCATTCCCGCTTAATAATCGCACTGACATCGCTCGTGGGCTGCTGCATGTACTGCGCATTCCACTTACTTGCCGGGAGTTCTTCCTTGAGTGCGTAGAGTTCCTTCTCACTCCAGAACTCAGGCCAGAGCGGCTTGCCGCTAGGCAATATGGCGGGAAACTCAATGACTTCCCACTCCTCACCACCCCTCTGAGCCGCCGCCTTGACCACCTGCGCCGTCAAATCCTTCATTGACCAGCGCGTCATCACCACAACAATAGACCCACCCGGCTGCAAACGCTGCCGTGGCCCGGATGTATACCACTCGTAGGTCTTGTCGTAGATTTCCGGGTTAGTTTCTGCCAGTGTCGCCTCTTGTTCCGAGTGCGGGTCATCAATAATCAGCAAGTCGGCACCCTTACCAGTGACCGCACCGCCAATACCAATAGCAAAATACTCCCCACCGAAGTTTGTGTTCCACCGACCAGCCGCTTTTGAGTCCGACTGAAGCTCCAGCGCAGGGAAAATCTTCTTGTAGTTGGCACTATCGACCAGATTTCGCACTTTTCGGCCAAATCCAACCGCTAATTCAGCCGTGTGGGAGGTCTGAATGATCTTTTTGTTGGGGAATTTGCCAAAAAACCACGAAGGCAGCAGATATGAGGCGAATTCTGACTTCGTATGCCGTGGCGGCATGTTAATAATCAGCCGTTTTGTCTCTCCACGGGCCACACGCTCAAACGCACGGGCCATTTTCTCGTGGTGCCTGCCGTGAATGAACCCCGGCCACATCTCTTGGATGTAGACCATGAAGTCCTCGGAAGCTTTTTCTCTGAGTTTGCGGTTAGAAAGCTCGTCAAGAATTTCTAGGACGGTCTTTTGCTCATCACTGGGCAACTTACTGATGAGTCTGTCCCGTACTTTGGGCGGCAACGCCTGAATTTTCTCTAGTACATCGTCGAGAACGGCGTCACTCATCGTGCAGTTCCTTGCCGACAAGCCCTAGCTCTTCATCTATATCGTAAGTCTGCACCGCTGGGGCGTTCTCAATCAACTCTTGCTCAAGCTGCTCAGCAGTTTGCACGGCTTTTACCTCTACATCCACAACATCTTGCAGATACACAGAGAGTTTCTGAGCCAAAGTCTGCCGCAATTCTTCCGTCGTCTGATGCGTGACGTTGACTTGGATGCTCTCAGAGAACGCTTGGATGTCGCTGAGCTTGCCCAGAAGCTCCAACGCCTTTAACTGCGTGGTCTCTTTACCCACTTCTGAGAGTTCAAGCAGCTTGAGCTTGATATAGCTGCGCAACTGCGCGGCATTTCGCACCACCTCAACGTCATACTCGTTGAGCAACGCCTTGAGCATCAAGGCTTTTCCGGTCGTTGCTATCTCCGCAGGAGTACCGGGGGTCTCAAAAAACGCAGCACGCGCTTGCTTCTTGTCACTTTCTGTGGGTTCAGATATTTCTAAACCCATGCCTTGCAAAAACTCTACGGTTTTGAACGCTGCTTGCGCTTTGTGATGCAACGACTGTGCCTCTTCAGGCGTCAAAGAATTAGGGATGGGGACATCCAGTTCAGGTGTGACAAGGATCATGGTGCGGTTTGTAGCTCCAATTTGGGCGCAGTATATATGTAGTATGCCAATAGGTGCAAGGAGGTTGTGACTCCTTACCGGGGGTACTGTATAAAAACAC